AATCCGGCCGTGTCCATGAACTGCTGGTAGAAACCGGCGCGGCCCTGGATGTCTCGCTGCCTGGCCTGCTCGGTGGTGATCTTTACCAGCACCTTCAATTGCTCTTCGTACCCTTCTTTTTCTTTCATGATGAGGGCAATGCGCATTATCGCAAGGTCTACCTGGGCTTTCCTCGCCGCCGTCATATTGTCTTCGTCTTCGCCTGGGCCAAGACTTCCGACCCCAGAGACCTCGGCCGCTATACGCTTCTCGAAATCAAGCCTTCTCTTGGCGGCGTCATTGTTTAGCTTGTCAAGATCTCCGGCTTTATTTATCAGAATATTGTAGTCGATGATGGTCGATTCCAGCTCAAGATTCGAAGAACGCAGAGTGAGCCCGTAATCCACCGCGGCCTTGCGTCGGTCCGCTTCCAGAGATACAAGTTCTTCCTCGTACTTTACGTATGCTTCCACTGTGTCCAGATTAAACTTGAGAAGTGCTGACGTCTCTTTGCCAACGACGTTCACTTCTTCCTCGGCCTTTTTCTGCTCCCCGACCGCCGTCGTGGTCCTTATCTGCACGTTCAGGTTTTCCATCTGGGCGACCAGCTTTGCCTTGGCCTCCGCGGTCAAGGACCCCTGAACCAGCTTGCCCTTCTCCATCCTCTCGCCTTCCCTTACAATCTGATCTTCTATATTTTTGATCTGCTGGAAGGAGGCGGCGTTAGACGCCTTGGTCTCGGAGTCGATCCTTGTCTTGGCAAGATCGGCCAAGTCGCGGTTCATGGAAAGCTCTTTTGACAGGGAGGGAAGATATGCCTCCGCATCGGCCATGTACTTCGCCTTCTCGACGTTCATCTTCGCCACTTCTATCGTCTGGGCCTGCTGTATCTCCTTCACCTTATTCTCGGCCCTGGCCTGCTCCAGGGCCCGATTGTACATTATGGCCAGTGTTTCAAGCATCTTTTTATTTGATACTTCCAATGCTTCTGCGCCTTTTTTGTCAGCTTCGTTTTTCGCCTCAGTTTCAGCTATCTCTTTAGCAGACATGGGGGTCATCCCCTCAGGAAATGGTTTTTTGGTTCCGATCACTTCCCCCAATTTGCCAAATACAGGACCAGTAACCGATTTTATTTTGTTCAAGATCTTGTCTACAAAAGTCATCCATGAAGCTTGTTCTTCCTCAGGAGGAGGCTTGAACGCCTCATATAACTTTGGGGAATCGGCCATTTGCTTTTGGGCCTCTGCCACCTTGACCATCCAAGATTCAGTTTCCTTTAAAAACTTAATGGCCAATTCTAAATATGGAGTCATGGTGTCGCCAAAACCTTTGTCCAACATGTCTTTAAAGTCAGACCACGTCTTGCTGAATTGACTAAATCTTTTTTGGGCATCATCCACAGATCCGCCTATCCTTGAAAGATAGGCTTCGGAACGCTGGGCGGCTATCTCCGCCAGCCCCGCTTGGTCCAGCACTCCGGCCCTGAACGCCGACGATATCACCTGCATCTCCTGCCGGGTTATGATCCCCATGCGGACAAGCGTCCGGGGGAACCCGATCATTATACCTTGGGACAGAGAAGTGAACTCCTGGTCGATGGAGTTTCCGGTGATGCGGGCCATCGCCGCCGCCGCTCGACCTGTGTCTGAAATCATCGCCTCCGTCATGCCCCTTGCGAACATGATCGTGGACTGCTGCTTCAGGCGGGTGTCCTCAAGGGTTCCCCCGAAGATCTTCTCCATTTTGTTAGAAAACTCTTCCGCGTTTATTCCGACAGCTGCCGTAGCGGCCTCAAATTGCCGGTCGATGCGAAGCTCCTTGGCCCCTCTTCGCGCCATGTCGAAAGTTCCCTCAAGAGACTTCATGGCAAGGACGACTCCGCCAATGGCAATGGCAGCGGGACCCATCAGGCCAATAAGCTCAGAACCGAACATTCCCAACTTAGATTGGGTTGCCCCAACCATCTTACCCATTACGCTGTTGAGCTCGTTGGCTGTATGGGTGGCCTGGTTCTGGGCGTTCTTCAGCTCGGTGGTGTACTTTTGTCCTGAAAGTGTGAGTTCGACGAATATGCTGCCCACCTTCCCGCTTTCGTCAGCCATCTTCTTTTTCTTCCTCTCTCCGTTCGGCGAGTCTTGTCCTGAACATCGACATTATCCTCACAAGGTACTTGGCCCTCAGACCATCAGGCACTTCGAAATACTCGAACGCCACATCAATGGCACAGATATTCAAGTCCAGGACCTCTCCCATTCCCGCCACTATGATCTGGTTGGCCACCAACTGGTATATCTGGAACAGGACCTTGTTGTCTTCTTCCAGCGACGGCATGCAATCGAAACATGGCGGATCAATACCCCTCTTCTCGTGTATCGCCTGGCAAGCTTCGCAAGACGGTCGGTCGGGGTCCTCGACGCGTCTCACGAAGTCTACAAGTTTTTTGAGGCAGCGGCCTCCTCCGCCTCTTCTACTTCCCCGAGATCGCGAAGGGCCTTCGTGACGAAGGACGAAAACTTCGCGTCGTTGTTTATGGCCAAGAGTTTGTTGTCAATGGTGCAAGGGAACTCCACTCCCTTGGTCGTGAACCCCTCCCACCCGACGATGACGTAGTCCCAAAGGAGCCTGGAGAAAAGATCCTCGTCCCCGATCTTCTCCGTCATGATCTTCTGGGCCGCTCGGCTCTTCGGATCGAATACCACCTCGCCCAGCAGCTTCACCCCCGCCGCCTTCTTGAACTCCCGAATCTTGGAGCCAGGGCACACCCGAAGGCATACCCTGCTGTCGTGCCAAGAGAACCACGTCCCCGCATTCTCAACATCCAATTCCATGATCTTCCTCCTCCTTCGCTATTTCCATCAAGACCTAAACGAGCACCCAAACCCCGGACAACTTCGCCGTGAACGACACTTTCCCGACGTTCGTCGCGTCCATCACCACGGACCTGGACTTGGTGATGAGGGCGTAGTTGTTGGGACCGGAGGACGTGGTCATGTCGGCAGTGTAATACTGCGATACGCTGATGTATAGGAACAGATCTGTGACCTGTTCCTTGTTGGACCCAGCGGCCTCCAGCGCCATCTGCCCAAGGGCGTCGTCCGGATCGAAGTTCCCGTTGAAGGTCAGCGTGCCCGCGTCACCGAAGCCCAGATCGAAGACCTTGTCCCGGTTCCCGAACGCCGTGACGTCGATCAGATCGACATTATACCCATCAAGGGTCCAGTTCCCCATCCCAACAATGAGGGAGGTCCCCATCATCACCTTTGCGTTTCTACCGGCTCTCCTGCTCATCTCTGCACCTCCTGCTTATTTTATTGTCAATGGTTAAATGCTAAACGAGCACCCACACCCCGGACAGCTTCGCCGTGAACGAGACCTTGCCGACGTTGGTGGCGTCCATCACCACGGACCTGGACTTGGTGATAAGGGCATAGGCGTTGGTCACGTCGCCCGTCACATCCGGCTGGTAGCTGCTCACCGAATCGATGTACAGATACAGGTCGGTGACCTTGGTCTTGTTGCGCCCGCAGCTCTCCAGCAACATCTGCCCCTGGGAATCCTCGGGGTCGAAGTTTCCGTTGAAGGTCAGCGTGCCCGCGTCCCCGAAGCCCAGATCGAACCCCTTGTCGTCGTCGCCGAACGCCGTGACGTCGATCAGGTCCACGTTGTACCCGTCCAGGGTCCAGTTGCCCATCCCGACGACGACGGACGTCGTCCCCCCCATCATCACCTTTGCGTTTCTACCGGCTCTCCTGCTCATCTCTGCACCTCCTGCTGCTGTTTTTTGTTTGCTATATGCTTTTTGTGCTCGTTCAAGGCACGATACAGATCCGAGAAACTTCTGTTGATTTTGAATGAAGCCAAGTGCTCCGCCGGAATCGTTGGGTCCACAAATATGTCGTACCCCGCTTTCCTGGCCTTATCGCAGAACCGAAAGTCTTCCCCTCGGGCTTCTCCTTTCTTCAGCTTTCCGGCACCAAGGTCAAACCACGGCCTCGGGATATTGTCAAAGATATGGGTCTGGAACATCAGGCATCCCGCCCCGGTTCGGTCCACCTTGATGAGCTCCTCGTCGTCGTATTCGAATATCGGTTCATACCCCTCCCCGTTCTTCCTCTTCTTGTATATGAGCTCGTCAAATGGGGGATATCGCCGATAGCACAGGGCGCCAACGATAGGAAGATTATGCGCAAGAAGTTTCGTTACCGTTTTGGGGTGGTAGGTCATGTCGCAATCCATCACGAACAAATGGGTGCACCCCATCTTCAGGGCCTCCAGAACTATGACCTCTCGCATGTAGTCAATGTTGCCCTGGTCGGCCGGGATGTAGATGAACGGGGGCTTCTCCATCATGGCCCACGAGTCGAAGAACGCCATGTGCACCATCTGGAAGTTGCAGGGCCTTCCTATGCCCAGTCGGAAGTTGGATATCTTTTTCATTCCTGCACCTTCTTCACCGCCCGCATTATCCCGTGGACGTGGACGATGTGCATGGCCGCGTTAGACGTAACATTCACGACGTCCCCAACGAACTTCGCCTTGATCCCATACAGATCCCGATACTCGTCGTTGCTGTAGTAGATCCAGGAGTTCACGTTCCAGAAACTCAGATGGAACGGATCCTGGAAAGCAGCGCGAGAGTCGGTCGATGGAGTGAAATGCTCGAACACTCCATCCGGTTTGAGAACCCTGTATATCTCCTCGATCACCTCGACGACTTTCCCTCCAGCGGGTATGTGCTCAAGAAAATCGTAGGCCCGGACTTCGTCCACGGAATTGTCCTCGTAGGGAAGACCTTTCAGCAGATCGCAAACCAGGTCGGGCTCGACCTCCTCCCGATTATCAATGTTAACGTAGCCTTCGAGTTTGGCGTACCCGCATCCAAGGTTCAGCTTGACCGCGCCTTCCTTGGCCAATACGCCTTCCGATTTTGTCTGAACTATTGGGGTGGCTTTTTGTTCGTCGGAATACCTGCCCCACTTCTTCCGCAGATGCTCGGCATTCCGGTTGCAAAGCTCACCATAGTCCAGGTCCGTCATGGCCTCGAACGTGACCGATCCTTCGTGGTGCACATAGACGTCCCTGACGATGCCCACCCTGTGGCTCTTGGATCTTGCGCGAAGGCAGAAGTCTACCTCTTCCCCGCAGCATATTTCCAGGCTGTCGTCGAACAATCCTATTTCCTTGACCAGGTCATTCCGGAACATCATACAGAAACCAATGACCCAGTTTACCTCGGAGACAGTCTTCCCTGTGGACTTGGCCCATTCCCTGGCGACCGCATACAGGTCCTTGTTGCTGTTGTAGATCGGGACCTTCACCCTCTGCCCACCAGCGCTGTAATTGGTCATGGGACCGACAATAGAGAATCCGCTATTCAGGCATTCCCTGAAACGGTCGTCCCATCCTGGCGTCACTATGACATCGTTGTTCAGCAGGCAAACGAATTCCGTCTCCACCTTCTTCAGCGCCTGGTTCACGGCCTTCGGGAAACCAAGGTTCTCCTGGTTTCGGATCACCATCATCCCGAACTCGCTCTCCAGCGACTTGGTCTCATCCGTGGAACCGTTGTCCACCAGAATGACCTCGTAGTCCCGGGTCCCCTCCTTCAGCGCGGCCAGGCAGGTCTCCGTCCAGTCGAACTGGTTGAAGACCGGAATGACCACCGTCAGCGCGCTCATGTCTTTCCCTCCTCCATCGCTCCTCTGTATTGTACTGCGTAAATCCTGATCCGGTCCGGGTCCTGGTATTGCCTTGCCCATTCCCACCGGAAATAGTTGCAATGGTAATTCGTCAGCACCAAAGCCCCCCAATCGAACAAAGTGCGCAAGGCCGAGTACATATTCTCCAGCTCCAAAGAACTCGTCTCGTCGTCGGAATACAAATTGAACTGTATGATAGGGTCTTCCGCGTCGTTCTTCCCACCGATGGTCACCTCGGGCGTGACGGTTATGATGTGGTAGGTGGCATACGGGAACGCCGTGTTCTGCGGAGCCGCCTCCTTGTACAGACGGCCTCCGATGGACGTCCAGAAGCTGTTGTGCACCCCGGCGGACATCGCGTTGAACAGGGTCATGATCGCCGTACTCAACTCTTTTCCCATCGTGAACGCCATAGCCTTATTTCCTTTTCAGCCACCCATTGGGATGGAAGGTCAGGATGAACTTCTCCCTGGACTTGTCAATATCGAAATCCCGGTTCTCTTCCATGAATGCCTTCACAGCGCCCATCGGACCCGCTCCCGGAACCTGGGGGCTGTGCACGGGATTGCCTCCGACATTGGTGTCGTTGACGACCATGTAGCATCCGGAAGAGACCATCGGCCCGTATAGCCTCATCTCCGCAAGGACGTTCTCCGTGCTGTGATCGGAGTCCAGGATCGCCATCACCCTGTTGCCGAACCCGACAGCCTTCCTCACGTCCGCCACGACGTCGGGGTCGGTCGACTCGCCGTTCTTCCACCATATGTTCTTGTGCTCGAATTTCGGGACGGACTCCAAATTTACATTCTTGTCGATTGAGATGACCTGCAAGCGAGGATTGGCCGACACGTAGAACAGGGCCGACCCGCCGCTTGCCGTGCCGGTCTCAATGATAATGTCGGGTTTCGTCTCGCTGATGATCTCCTGCATCACCCACAGGTCTAAAGGGTTCTGGAGGCATGGGACCCCCATCCACTTGGCGGAGGCCCAGGTATTCTGGGACTGGTAGAACATCCAGTGGAAAAGGTCTATGATGTTTTGTCCGGAGACCTTCACGTTAATCGGATCCAAATTCTCCTCCTATTTCCAATGCCATCTCTGCCAGCATTTGGGTTGGTGCCTCAAGAGAAATCGACTTGGTCTTGCTTTTTCCTAGAGCAAACTGGTGCCTCTCGAACACAGGGCGCATGAACGGACGAGGAGCCATTCTGGACGTACCCAATTCCAAGAACACCGCATAGTCAACATTCGTCCCCACGACCACGATAAATGTCTGGTCCGAACCACCGGGAACACCGACGGCATCTTCAGGTCTCGCTTCTGGTCCGCCAAGGGGAACCGGGCCATTGGTCCATGTGGTTGTTATAGACGCCCTCAGCCGTCCCGTCAGGACAGCCGGAGGCTCATTGGCGGCGCTGGCATAGTGGGGGATGTCCCTGTTCTTGCCTATCATATACAACTTCCCCCCGCCTTGCTTCTGCCCCATGCTCTGTTTCACTTCTCCCTCAATTATTAATCCTTCCCTGATGAGGTTCACTTGAGCCGCTCGCAAAGGGCCAAATGCCTTGATGTTGTTCCAAACCACTCTTGTCCTTACTTGCTGTGGCATCTACATATCCTCGACGTCAGCCACCTGGGGCTTCTGCATCTCGGACAACTCGGC